CCACGTCGGCAGTCTCGTACAACAACTGCACCGTGTTGGCGTCAATCTCTGTATCCCATTGGCGCAAGTCGCAATGCTTGTTCGTATGTCCAAAGCGCACCAACGCCGACACCACCCCCGGCACCACGTTCGCCGCCGAGTGATAGCGATACACCGACGAGCCGGGGTCATAGCCAGTTATCTGCAACACTTTGAGCGCGGACGGGTCATAGGGCGTCGGCGTGTAGTGCGACTGAATCAGCGCGGGAGATAAGACCCGCCCTGCACTCGCCCACACGCGGTCAATTTGCGCCTGTGACGCCACCAACCCCCCCGCAAATAGAGCTTCCACTTGGTCTGTCGGAATGGTCACCCATTCTCCCTTCTGTGCAACCTTGCCAAATAGCAACGCTTTGGCACGCACGTACACCAACGTTTCCGCAGACGCCGAAGCGGAGGGGGTGATGGCCCCCTCCGCACCGACTGTCCGTTTGGCTCTTGGCTTACGCAGAGGCCGTGTTGTCCAGCACGACGAACGGGCTGTGCTCGTCAACCTTGTTGCCCGACGAGTCAATCGCGTAGGCATAGGTCGAGGTCGGAAGCGGGATGCCCCCGGCGCGAGCAACAAAACGATACGTGGTGATGTCGTTCACGAACTTGTAATGAATCGACGACTCGACGGTGAGCGCCTGACGAAGCCCCATCGCGTAGAAGTCGCCGTTCACCAGCGCCACATCGCCCTCGGTCCCGAGCGTCGGGAGAAGGTCCGTGACAATGACCGGAAGCCCGAGAAGGGTCATCTGCGGCTTGTCGCGGAGGTTCGGAATCCACGTGACCATCGTGTTGTTGGTGGTCTGCATGGCGAACAACTGCGCAAGCACACGGCGGGAAATCATCCACACCGAGTTCGGGCCGTGCGTGTGGCGCTCGTACATCTGGAACGCATCACGAGCCGTGAACGCATTGACGGTCTGACGCACCACTTTGAGGAGCGCGGTGTTGTTGGTGTTGAACCCGCCGAGCGGCTGGCTCGACCCCGTGCCGTCGATGGTGATGTCTTCGTTAATCTTGTTGATGACCTGACCGCCAACTGCGGCAGTCACCTCGGCGGGAAGCTCACCCGTGAAGTCATCGCCAAGAAGCTCGTCGCCAAACTCGGTGACGGCGGCGTACTTGTACATCGTGAGGAGACGCTGACCGAAGTTCGGGTCACGCTCCGGCTTGGTCGCGCCTTCGCCAACGATGGTGACGTTCGCAATCTTACCCGCCATCGGGCGGTTAAGGGTGGACGTACCCTCGTCCTGAAGGAGATACGGGATGCGGAGCGAACGGCCCGGCACGTTGTAGCGACGGGCGTACTGGAACAGACCCGGCTGGGCGTTGCTCACCGAGAAAATCTCGGGAACCTGCGACAGCGGAAGAAGGAACTCGCCGCCGTTGGTGGAACCCGTGATGGTGCGGGTCATCATGTCAACCGTGCGAAGCGCCTCGGCCTCCTTCGCGTTCGACGGACCCTTCGCCACGGCGCGAACATACGAGCCGATGGACGGGAACGCCTTGACCAGCACCGAACGAACCTTCTCGTTCGCGTCCTTCATGCCAGCGAACTCGGTGCGCTCATCCGAACCGACGTCCATGCGGGTCAGCCCCTCGTCGCCACCCTGACGCGCAATCTCGGCATCAGCGGTGAACTCGGCGGCAGACTGCGCACGCATCTCAAGGGCGCGGATATCAGCGGTACGCTTCTCAACTTCCTCGGCGGTGAAGCTCGTCGCCGGGTCCATCAGCTCGCTACGGAGCTTGTGCGCCTGTTCGCGAAGCTCGTTCGCGGCGCGGTTCTTGGAAACAAGTGGGGACTTCATGGTAGATATGCTCTCTTACTTTGGTAGCACAAAAGTTGAACGTGCCGCCTTGACACGTTCCTCCAACGTTACGTGACGCGCCGTGCTATCCGTCGAGGTGGGCGTGCTGGCAACCACGGGGGTCGCCAACGAAACCGTCTCGGTCGGGACAGGCGTAGGGGCGTACGCGTCCAGCAATGCCATCCGTGCATCAACCGGAAGCGCATCCAGCGCAACACGGGCGGCAATCAAGAGAAGGTCGTCGTCCGTGCGCACGGGCAACGCCTCCGCCAACTCATCATCGTTTCGCGCCGATGCGACTTCTGCGCCGGGAACGGCTGGCATCGGCGTAATGGATACTTCGCGCAACTCAATCTCGGTGAATCGCTCAACGGACTTGTCACCGACCTTGACCATCTCGGACGCACGCGGCACGAAGCCAATCGAGAATCCGGTCGAAGCGCCAGACGCAAGCACGGCCTTGACGTACTCCAACGCGGCCCGTCCGTCAGCCGTGTCAAAGATGTCGGCGGTCATCACAAGCGCATCGCCAACGTCTTGCATCTCCGTCACCACGCCAACGTGCGCCTTGCTGGTCCGTTCGTGGTCCATCAACAGCGGCACCTTGCGTGCGGCAACCTTGTTGTCAATCGAACGCTTGGCAGACTTGCGAGCGAACATCGTTTGATACGAGTCCACCACTTCGTACGTTAGCGCCACGCCTGACACGCGCCCCGCAATACCGGGAGGCAAATCAGATTCAGCGCGAATCTGTGGGGCGGCTTCAGTCAGGTGATAGCGCGTGGGCTTCATCGGGTTACTCCGCTTGTGGCTCGGCAGAAATCTGCTCGTTGATAGCGGCTTCAAGGGCTTGCACCCCTGCCGCAACTTCGGCGTACGGACGCGACCGCATGTAGTTGAGGATACCCACCGCAAGGGCGGCAGAGATGGTCACAGTCTGCGGAGTCTCGGTCATTGTCTCGTTAGGGAAGGGTGAGTGACGAACCGTTGAAATATAGTGCAGGGTGTTCTTCTGTTCCTAATACATCGTGTCGTACTTCGTGCGCCCACAACGCGGTATTGTCAGCATGCCGATTCAGCACCACGATGACCCGTGAGTGCGCCCAGTACTTGCCCCAATGGGTCGAGCCGTCGGGGAAGCGGTCGCCCTGATAGACCCCGTAGCGCAGGCCGCTCGGGTCCGCATACGCCGCCGCCGTGCCGCGGCTGGTCACGATGGCGTGCTGGGTCCACCAGAGGGCGTCAATCGGCGCACGGTCTTGGACCGGGAACACCGTCTTGCCCCAGTCGAGCGGCAGAGCTTTCGGCCCCAACCCGAAGGCACGAAGCACCTGCCGCCCGATGCCCTTCAGCCAGTTCAGCATTAGCCGCAGTACAACACTGTGGGGACGCAGTAGGTGCCGTCCTCGTACTCATGCGTCTTGACGGTGCTGGTGACCTTGCCGATGGTGCTGGACCGAATCACATCGTCGGCCTGCACCCGCGCCGTCCCATCGCCGTTCGACTCAAGCAAGTCGCCCTGCTCGACCACGACATCGGCGGCAACGCGGCAGATGAAGGCACCGACCGAGGTGATGAGCATATCGTTCGTCTCGGTCCAATCGTTATCCCAGTCCATAAAGACGCCGTAGACTTTCTTGCTTCCCGCCGTATCGCTGACCTTCGCCTTCGGCAGTCGCTCGTTCGTTTCGTCAGGCCACTCGCAGAGTTCGTTGAGGGCTTCCATCACCGTGCCGCGCAGAATCTCGGGCTTGCTTCCGTCCTCAAGCTGTGACCAGTGCGAGCCAGCAAAGGCGTTGTACGAGACAGTGTTGCCGCTGACCGAGATGGTGCCTTCTGTGGTATTTGCCTGCCGAAACTCAACCAACGTGCCGTCAGAGTTTTGACGATTGCAAACCAAGCAATCTTGGTCGCCAGTTGTGGCAATGACGCGACCGTCATTGGTGACGAACATGCCAATATCCGTTACGGCAGTTGACTGCTTACCAACAACAAACTCGCCCCCCGACGTGATGCGGGCGCGTTCGGTCTTGTCAGTCAAAAAGCACAACGCTTGTGCGCCGTCGGTGCCAAGGCTCGCCTTGCCGCCAGCGTGCGTGATGACAACCGATGAGTTGGTGGCATCAGAGAAGGTCGCTGATACATTGTCCAAGCCCGAGGCTGTCTTGAATCCAGACACGCTCAACTTGCCACTCGGACTCGTCGTCCCCACGCCCAGATTCCCACTCGCATCCAGCGTCATCGCCTGCGTGAACGAGATGGCGTTGCCAGCGGTGCCAGAGGGGGCGTTGAACCATTGATGCTGTCCGTCAAATTGCCGGTAGTACGATGCGTTATCGGTGTAGATGTATTTCCAAGTGCTACCCGTAGTGAAAAATGCATTGGCGGCAATAATGGCTTGGTTGTTTGATGCGCCATCGGAATAGCCCATAAACGCCGCGCCAGTCGTCTGCAATGCCTTGTAATCCGCCCACGCACTCGGCGTCACCCCGAGGCCGAGGTTGCCGCTGTCGTCGAGGCGCATCTTTTCCGAGCCAGCACGGACAAAGAACGCCATATACGGCGAGTTGGTGTTGTACGAGACGCCAATCTCGCCCCACACGGTGCCGCCGCCGTCAAAGCCAATCTTGGTAGCACTAGCGGCGTTGGTGCTTGGGTTCTTCAGGACAAGCGGCGTCACGAATCCAGCCGTCGAAGCGCCATCAACTTGTAGCGCGTACCCCGGACTCGCCGTCCCGATGCCCACGCGGTTGTTCGCCGCGTCGACGTAGAGCGTGTTGGTATCGACGGCGAGGCTGCCGCTCACCGTCAACGAGGACAGGGTGCCGACCGAGGTAGCCGCCGCCGCTACGTTTGCGCCCGTAATCTTGTTGTTGCCGCCAGCGCGTGCGACAACGTATTCGTCCGTCGCTTGGGCCGCGCCACCGCCTGTGAGTTGCGAAATCTTTTGGTCAGCCATTGTCAATCTCTCTCGGGGTTAAACGGGTTCGTCGCTGTATGCCAACACGCAACGGCAATTGATAACTTCACCAGCTTCGGCGTCGGGGTCCAACGGATACATCAACACATCGCCGCCTAACGTGATGAACGGGTCGTTGATGTCGATAGTTGTTTCGTTCAACGCCAAATGCGTTTCGCGAGTTTCGTTGTCGCTAAATGATAGCCACGTTTTGCTACGGAACAACTCGCCTTCCGCTTGCGCTTGGTCCCACGACCCTTGACTCATGGCGCCAGCCGCTTCGGTGCGTGCAATAGCATTGGTGCGTCCGTCGATGCGTTCCTCGCCATACACGGCACGCCCGACCAGACGGCTAATCTCGGCAACGCTCAACGCGCCCTGCTCACCCGCACGAATCGCCGCAAGCACTTCCTTTGCCGTCGTGTCGCCAATGAGTTCCGATAGCCGAACTGTTCGCGCCTTGATAGCGGCAAGCGCGTTGGCTTTGAGTTGCGGGGCCGCGAGTTTCTTTGCCGCGTCCGCCGCTTGCTTCTTGCCAGCCGTCATGGGCAAGTCCACTTCAGCGCGAATGGTCTTGTCATTGAGCGCGGCAGGGATAGACGCGCCAGCGCCAGCGACTTGCTTGGCTCCGGTCTCGTACGTCTTGCTGACCAGCGGCTCAAATGCCACGCGCCAATCGTCCTCGAATTCGCCATTGGTGCGATACATCTGCCGCACGCGTGACTCGGCAATCGCGGGAGTTCCCGCGCTGGCAATGGCTTGCGTGACGCGCTTCTTCTCACGCGCAAACTGCGCCGTCGCCGTTGCCTTGTATTGCATCTCGGTGCGGTCAAGCTCTTGCATGGCGCGGTCCCAATACGCTCGACGCATTGCCGTGCGTTCCTCGCTTCGCGTATCGCTTCGGTCTTTGAGCTTGGCCTTTGCTTTACGAATCGTCGCTCGCATGTGGTCAAGCCCACGGTCACCGACCGCCAGCCACTTGATTTGCGCCACGACCCCGGCAAGTTGGAAGTCGCCCTTGTGTCGAGCGACCCACGCTTCGCGCAGACGCACGGCGTTCTCCTCCGCTTCACCGTCAGGCACACCGCCGCGCTTGGCGATTGGCGCGAGCTTGGCAAACTGTTCGTTGCCCTTGATGTTGCCGCCCTTGCGCCAGATTTCGGGGTAGTTCTCTTTCAAGTCCTCTGCTTCGCCAACGGGGAACAACGCGTATTGCGAATTACGAAGCGACACTTTCTTGTCGTTGCCTTGCTCGGGAAAGTCCGTCACCTCGGCGCGTGAGGACGCCTCGCCTTCTGGCATGTCAGGCATCTCGCCATCTGGCTCATCCTCGGGCGGCTCAAAGCCGTCAAGCCCATCAAGCATCGCGCTAATCAAGTCGCGGTTCATCTTGGGGAACGCGGCTTGAATCAACGCTTCGACGGTCTCGCGTGGCAACTCTTTGTCAATCAGTTCTTCGAGCAACTCCATCAACGCTTCGACTTGCTCACCGTTCAGCGCATCTTCCGCAAACGCACGCACAGACAGACGCGACACGCGACGCACGGGCGCGGGTTCGATGGGCGTCGTTGGCGTAAAGCCCTTCATGCCAGACAACATCTGCGCGACCAACTCATCCGACACGGCAGGAAATGCGGCCTTGATAAGCGCCTCGACCGTATCATCGGGCAACTGACCCGCCGCCAACTGCGTGAGCATCGACACCAGCGACGTCACTTGTGCGCCATTGAGCGCGGTCCCCTGTACGTCGGCAGACCCTACGCCATTGGATGACGGCGGCAACGCATTGACAGCGTTCGGCGCCATGTCGGGCGTTTCGTTGTCCGTTGCGGGTGGCTCGTCGAGTACGAGCGACGGGTCGATGACCGCAAGCGCGGCGGGAATCAAATCGCGTCCCGCCACCTTCAGAATCGAATCCGTCGGCTCGGGCAACGGCGAAAGCTTGATAGCGCGACGCGATTCCTCCCACGTGCGTAGACCCTCGGCGTACTCGGCACGCACACGCGTCGAAGTCTCGGTGTCGTTCTCCACCAAGTCGCGCAAGATGTCGTGGTCATACGTCACCCACACATCGCCAAATTCGGGCGCGAGCCAATGATTTAGTTCATCCTCGAACGCCGAGAACATCGGCTCAATCGTATGCTGAACGAGTCGCGCACGCGCTTCCGCGTATTGGATGCCCGATAGCCCAGCGTCGCTCGACGCCGACGCAATGCCAACCATGCGCGGGTCCACGCCGAACGCCGCGCAAATATCCTCACGCGCCACGCGCCGTAGGTCGGGGAACTCCAAGTCCGACAGCGTAAAGCCAAGTGGCTTGATGTCCTTGACGGCGCCAAAGAAAGCGGGGACGCCGCGCTTGCCACGACTGACGACACGCGCCGTGTAGCGGTCTTGCATCGCGACGGCATCTTCGGTGCTGGCTTCGTCTGACATCAGCACCGCAAACGTCGGCGTGCCGTCATTGGTGACGACTTGGCGAACGTACTGCGTCGCTTCGTTGTCAGCAAGCAACGAGCCGATAGCGGTGGCGCCACGTGGATAGCCAAAGACTTCTGCCTCGAACGGACGGCCCATATCCAAGTCTTTGAAGTGCAACATATCTTCCGTCGGCACATTGACGATGATGCCAGCCCAGTTCGCGTAGTCGTATCGGCGTGGGTCGCCCTCGGTATCAATCCACACTTGCTGAACGCTTTCGGGATTGACGGGGCGCAACGCAATCGGAGGGCGCGACTCGCCGGGGCGTTCCATTGCAAAGAACGCATTGCCATATCCGAGATAGTCTACCGCAAACCGCGCACGGAACTGCCGCGCCGTAAAGCGGGGGCCGGGATAGTCGAGGAGCTTTTGCAACGGGTGGTCCTCACCCACCCGCGATTCATAATCGCCACGCTCTTTCAGCACGACCAGCGGCACGCTTGCCATGATGTCCGCGACGACACGCATACACGCATGCACGACGGGATGCGCGTTGAACCCTTGAATACGAACCGTGCGACCGTCGCGGCGATACTCACTTGGGTCCGCCGTGCGAACCAACTGCATTTGCTGTGTGCCAGTTGGGAAATTCGGGTACGTCACAGGCATGATGGAGCGGGTCTGCTCACCGCTTGCGGATTCACCGCCATCTGACAAGGCGCGGAGCGCATCGCTCACACGCAATAAAAACGGCTTGCGCTTGCTATCGGACAAGTTGTCGGCCCCGCGTTAGGAGTCTGCCACGCACAAGACTAACGCGAGAGCAAGCAACCGCGCAACCCCTTACACGACAAACACGCTCGGCCCCTTCTTGATAAGCGGCGACAACGCATAGCGCACGGCGTCCCATACGTGGTCGTTGCCCTCTTTTAGATGTGGCAATACTTCGTCCGTGCGTGCGTCGGTCTTGTATCGCCAGAGCCGCGCTTCTTCTATCGCTCGTTTACAGTTGGGGTGAATCACGATGTCTGCATACGAGCGTAAGTGTTGGATGCCATCTTCGACAGACCCCGACCACTTGGGCGCCGACTCGGTACGGAAGCCACGCTTACGCATTTCGGCAATCGTTTCCGGTCGCGCAGAATCGGCACGGATGACGTACTTGCGCGAGTCGGGTATCGTGTCAAAAGCGCGTGCCGTCGCATCGCTATCAAGCTGAATGCCACCCGCTTCCGCCGCGATGTATAGCACGTTGTCGTAGATGTAGCATTTGACAAGCGCGGTCGCGTCACGGGCGAATCCCCAATCCGCGCCGAAGTACGGCCCTTGCCAATTGGCTTGCGGCTCAAAGTCCATGACGCGCCACTTGCCTGACAAGACCTGCGCATCTGACCTAGACCACGCCTGACCGCCCCACACGTGCGCATACGCTTCAGGGTCGGCACGTTGCAACGCTTCCGCTTCTTGTCGCAGTACGTCAGGGAACCACGGGTTGTCTTGATAGTTGACCTTGCGAATGATGCTACGGTCAGGCGGCTTGGCAATGAACCGTTGATACGTCGCGTCCGATTCCAACGCGGGGTTGAACGTCACCCAGATTTCGGAGTCGGCTTTGCGAATTGTCGGGACAAGCGTGCGCCACGATGTATCGCTGACGGCTTCGGCTTCTTCGACCCAACACAGGTCGATGCCCTCCGTGGATTTGATTTGCGCAATGTCGCGTCGCAAGCCCTTAAATAGAAACTCCGTGCCGTTCAGTCCGAGTATGGCAGACTCTTGCACCGTGTAGAACGCATCAAGACCCAAGCGCGTGATTTGGTCTGCCAACACTCTATGCACGGAATCACGGATGGATGCTTGATACTCACGCGCACACAAGATACGCAATGGCTTCTGCACGCCGTAGACAAGCGCGGCCCGTGCGAATTGCCACGACTTCGCAGAGCCACGACCGCCGTACGCCACGCGGTAGCGTGTGCTACCAAGTGGCGGGTCGTAGAGAAACGCGAACGCTGGCGGGGTCTTGACGCGCACCGCTACTCGTCGTTGTCGTGCGTCACCAACTCAATCGTGATGGCGCTTGGCAACATCTTGTCACCGCCCGTCGTGTGGTCAATCGCTTGCTTGGGCTTGCCAAACGCACGGTCGAGCAACGCTTCCGCGGCACGGATGTCACCGCGCACCGCCTTTGCACGTAACGCCATCAGCGTCGCTTCGAGCGCCGTGTAGCCATCCTTCTCGTCGGCGAGAATCTTTGCCAACGCGTCACGGATGTCCGGTAGCTTGGGGCGTCCGTTTGGGTTACCGGATTGCCCCTTCTTGAATGGCTTTAGATTGGCAAGACTGCGTTCGCGTTTGCTCATTGTTTTATCTCTGCTTTGATACTGACGTTAGCTTACTGACACAAACGCGGAATGGCAAGCAAACGTTGCGCTTCTGTCTTGTCATTCATTGGTGCGCCGACGTACTCAAACACAGCGCACGGGCGTCCGCCTTCGCTAAAGCTAGTCGTTGAGCGTGCCGACCAGACGCCGGGACGTTTCTCCATGCGCCATTTGAGTGAGCGGTCAAAGGAACGAATCAACGCGGGATGCGCAGGGTATGTGTGAAAGCGTTGGCCTAATGCTTTGAATGCCATCGCTAATGCGTCTGTCAAGACGAATGCCAACCCAAGCCCTTGATAGTCTGGCAACGTGACAAGACGACTTAAGCCATAGACGTTCGTGACTTTGGGGTGTGGACGATACAGCATGCCGCCAAACGCGGCGGGTTGCCCTTCGACAAAGAGACAATAGCACGCCGCCGAGCGATTGAGCGAACTGGTCAGATAGTGATAGGGAGCGAATAGTTGCCAGAAGGCATACGGAACCCGACAGAGTGTTGCATTGAGAGTGGGTCGTCGTTGAACCGCCCTCCATTGGAATTGCATCGTCGCGGGTTCCAGCACCCAATCTGGTTGCAACCATTCGATGATATCGTAGTGACACGACACCGCCACGAATTGCGTCTGTTGCTTGCGCACGTATTTCTGCACCGCGTGTGACGCAATCTTGGCGACTTGTCTATCAACAACGGACGTAAACTCATCCACGACCGCCAAGTTGCCAGACTCAATCAACGTGCGTGCAAGCGATACGCGAAACTGTTCGCCATTTGACAACACATTAAACGGGCGAAGCCATGCGGGAATCGTATTAAACCCGACCGCCTGACAAATAGCGGAGATGTTGTCAATGCCAACGTTGCTTGGGAAATCATCAATGACGCTGGCACCGTTCCACGTAAAACGTTGCGCCATCGCATCACCAAACAAATGCTTGGCAATGGTAGACTTGCCGCACCCTGATGGGCCGACAATAAGTCCAACGTTCCACGGACGCTCATTGATGGGCGCGTCGCCTTTCCACTCCAAGCGTTGCGTCGTCTGCATTGGTACATCAAACATCGCTTCAATCTGACGCGCACGAATAGAACGCGAAGGCGTGCTTTCGATTACAACGTCAATAGCCGACATTCAAACCCTCGTTGTTCCAATTCGGAGGCAATGTTGCCTTGCTCAATATCTGATTTGCAAACGACAATCACTTGAAACGTTGTTCCATCCAGTTCGGGCGGTGCGCTCTGCTCTGACGCTTCGGGAAACGTGGGGATGTCTACGCCCCAACGCGACAACTCATCCATGTCCCATTCATTGCCGAGCGCGTCCCAATCCCATTCGCCGAAGCCCACGTTGTCTTTGATGATGAACTCGCGTTGCTGTTCGGGCGTCAACGCATCGGCACGCACGACAGGCACTTCCGTCAGACCCGCCGCTTGACACGCCTTTAAACGCATGTTGCCGCCAAGCACCGTCAAGTCGGCGTTGACGATGATGGGCCGTAGCTCCAACATTTGCGGAAAATCTTTGATGCTTTGCACCAGCTTTTGGAACTTGTCGTCCTTGATGATGCGCGGGTTGTTGGGGTTGGGCTTGATGTCGCGCAACGGATAGCGTTGAATGTTCACAGTCTATATCCCGGATGGCGTTCGTCAAAGATGCGCCACGCTTCGCGGTGGTCGCTTGTCGTGGTCACGCGGCCTTCGTTGTGCGCGTAATGGTTCCAGCCAATAATGGGAACGTACTTGGCAACGGCACCCGCTTGCAAACAGCGCACCCAAAAGTCGTAGTCATGAACGTAGGGGATGTTCATGTCGTAGCCATGCACACGTTGCCAAAGCTCGCGCCTGACGATTGAGCTTGACCAGATGTGATTTCCGTGCCGCATCGTGTCAAGCGTAATGACGGATGGCGGAACGTAGACGCCCGTGGGCTTGCCGTCACCGTTGCGTCCCATGACTTGCGTATACGCGATGTCACCCTGCGTAAGTTCTAACCACTTTATACAACTTTCTATATATCGTGGTTCCAACGTGTCATCGTCGCCCAAGATGCAGACGAACTCGCCCTTCGCAATGCTACACAACTCGTTCCAGTTGGTCAGAAAGAGTTCAGGGTCGGGCGAATAGTTGACGAGCAATTGCAATTCGTGACGCGGAAGCGTCTGCGCCATGACGGAATCAATGGCACGTTGTAAGAATTGCGACCGATGGGACGCAATCAACACCGATGCGCGTATCATTCGTCTGGGTCGCCAAGCGTTTCCTGTTTCGGAAACGTATGCTCCCAATTCTTTTTATACGTTTCGCTGTCCACCACAATCGGGCGCGGCGTGTCGCCTTTGCCGTTCTCGCTCATGCGGTCGGCCTCGTAGTCGGCTGGCCCAATGTCAAAGTCCCCTGCCAAAGTTCCTCCGCTTTAGATAGTTGGCTGGCACCCGCGCAATCATCAGCACAATCAGCAACGGCACGGTGCAAAGAAGCAACGCGACGGTGGCAAGAATGTCGAGGGCTTTACGCATGTGTCGGCGCGGGGTAGGAACGTTCACCAAACTCGGCGCACAAGATGTTGTGCGTTTTGATAGCCGCCGCGTCCGTGCGTCCGTCGTCGCACACGGGGCAACGGATAATCACGACTCGGCCTTGCTAATCTTTCTAACGCGCTTCGGGCGATACGTTTTCATGCCGACATCGTAGCCGTCGTTCCAGCCCGATTCGTACGCTTCCGTACGTCCGTCGTCCTGATGCTTGGCGATATACATCTTGGCAACCAAAAGACCAACAAACGCCCCGCACAGACCAGCGACCAACGCCGTCGTCATCATTGCGCCTTCCTCCGTGCCTCACGTGAATGGATGCCCTGCTGGTAATACGTGCGCATCTTTTCAAGAAACGTATTGCGTCGCTTCATCACGATGGCACGCGGCACCAAGTGTTCCGGTTCCTTTGCCAAATATTTCTTAATACGCTCTACGCTTCGTGGACTATACGTCTGAATCTTGCGGCCCTTATGTTGCACAACTTCGCAAGGGATGTTGTGCTTGTCAATGATGCGGCGGACCTTCCCTTCCCGCGTGTCAAAACGTTTGGCGATTTCCATGACGCGCAAATAGCCGTCCTTGATTTCGACGAAGTTCTCATATGGCTTCTTTTTCTGCGTCTGCACCATATCCGTCACCACCGTTTTGACAGCACGCCAGCGATGAACGTCGTGCTTCCACGACAGCGCAGATACGACCGTACCGCCGCGCCCCAAGAGCGCGACGGCATCGGCCCGTGACGACGCCGTACAAGTACGTACGATGTCGCCGTCGTTGTTTATCAAGTGCCATTGCGTCACGGCGACACCTTATCCAATGCGCGATTGACAGAGTGCCAGAGCGTAGCGCGTGCGATGTCGTGCGCATCATAGCCGCCCTTGATAGCGGGTAGCACGTACTCATAACGAAACGCACGCGCTCCAATCTTAACCCGCGCAACGCGAAGCCCGTGCTTCGTCAGTAAGCGACGGGCAATGCCTTTGTACGTCATGCCGCCACCTCTACCGCCGCGCCCGTGTAGACGTAGGGCTTATTCCACTTGCCAATACGGACGTTGATGTAATATGCCGTGTGAAAATAGTCCGTTGTAATGTCGGACTTATCAAACCAATCCGCCGCTTGCATCGCATCCAGTACCGCGTTTAGGAGTTGATAGCTATCCGACGTTACGGGAAATAAGTCGAGCCAGTTCCGCCGAACGTCAAAATAATATTGGTTCCGTAGGTGGTTGTAATCCGTGGCGAAGTCTTGCCCGTACGAATACACGTTGGCGGGATAGTCTGCGATGAAATCAACGTCGCCCTGCGTCAGCGTCAGCACGATGGTCGAATGATGGCGCACGCTAAACGTACCCTTTACGCCGTATTGCTTTAGGATGGGCTTGACGGCGGCGGCGATTATCGCTTTGCGCTCTTGATTCATGTATGCCATTGGTCTGTTCTCCGTGTCGGGGTTGGGTTAATTCTTCGCAGTTGATAAAAATGGTGCGTTGTCTGATTCGCGCATAAAGCACACATTGGGCGCAGAATTGGCAAGCGTTACTTCAAATGAATTGAAGGTTACGCTCCCATAACGATACGCCCGACTGACGGTAATGCCAGCGGCAACAGCCGCTTTCCGCCATGATGTAGTCGCAACAATCGCACGCCGCTTGCCATCAACATTCATTGCATAAACTTTGAGCATTGTTGTTCTCCGTGTCGGGGTTGTATGAATTATGCCGCCATCTTCTTCGCACGCCACGCACGCAATTCGTCAATCTTGACGCGCTCGACTGCGTTGCGCTCAACGCACCAATCATGGGCAAACGTAATCAACTTGACCATGTGTTCCTGAAAATCGCCACGCATATCTACGTAGCTTGGCAGAGTGCTAATGCGCCACTTGCCGTCGCCACCACGAATAACACTCAACTTGATTTTGTCAATGTTGTTGCGCACACAATACGTCTTGCCATACCCCGTAAACTGCCATGACTCACGACGCACAATAATTTCCCGATAAATCATACCAAGACGAATGCCACGGCTGTCGCGCTGTGGTTCAAAACGACGCGGGACAAACTCGACAACTTCAATGGGATGCCAAACGGGTTTACGGTCGACAAGGTGCTTATTTTCGGCGCGAAATTTATCCATATACTCGCGCTCCTCTTGATTCTTACGCGCCAACTCTGCGCGCTTTTGCTGACGACCAAAAACGCGTTGCGCATAATCGGCACGCTCGGCTTCGGTGCTATCTGAAACTAACTGAAACAGATGGCGCCACTTAACGCCACGACGTCGCATGTCGTACGAATCAATGTCATAACAATCCTTCTCCGATTCGCCCGTCTGTTCATCCGTGTATCGAAACCATACACGATTCGTCCCGTCTGCCAAGTTTCGCACGCTGACAATCGTTGCGGCGATTCCATAACGCTCCTTGTCATTGAAACGGCGCAGATACACGCGGTCGCCCTTCGTGGGCTGATAATCAACGGCAACGGTCTCAACTTCGTTGGTGTTCTCGGTGATGGTCTGCATGGTCAGTCTCCGTGTCGGGGTTGAACTACACAATGAAGTTACAACCCCCACAGCATTTGTCAATACCCCAGTTAAGTTATTGATTTACAACGACTTACGCTCTGCATACCTGCATATTTATGCAACCGTGGGGGTCGC